AAATGCAAACTCTTCGCATACGCAAGGCAAGTGATGTAAGTCTTGGCGATGTGATCTATTGGAACGGTCAGCACTTCACCGTGACCGAGATAGACACAGACCGCTTTGGGCGCGAACTTCACCTGCAAGAACCAACAGGCAGAACCACCGTTAAGTTCTTTGCTGACTACGAAACTCTCAGCATCGAATCGTGATTAAGTTCTCCGTTGATGGTACGCAACCCGTACCGCAAGGGAGCATGAAACATATCGGGGGCGGCAGAATGATTCATTCCCGCGCTACCGAACTTGCGACATGGCGCGCTCTTATTGCAAACGCGGCGAAGGCAGCAGGTTGCAAGCCTATTGAAAGCCCTATCATTCTCACTATGGTTTTCCGTTTGAAGCGCCCCAAGACGGTTAAGCGCGATCACCCAACGGTTGCCCCAGATTTAGACAAATTGGCTCGCGGTGTCGGGGATGCTTTAACTGGTACGGCATACGCAGATGATTCTCAGATAATTCGCATAATTGCCAGCAAGGAATACTCAGATACGCCGGGCGTAGATATCGAGATTTCAGACGAGTTTGACTGCCTGTAATCGAACATTTGTTCGGTGATACAGATAACAAAATTGTTATAAACATTTTGCTGAAATGGTCTTGAAATACCCCAACCATCCCTTACAGTTGTCTTATTGAAGTGAACGGCACTTCAAAGATTCTGGAGGGAATCAAAATGGCTACAAATAACAACCAAGCACGACTAGAAACTCTTACCTTTGCCGAATTGTTGGCAGAAACAAAGCAGTTACTTGCTGAACACAGAGCGCAATTTGAGCGCGACTATTCTGCAAAGGTAGGTGCATAATGCACAACATCACTATTGCTTATTCATCAGATCGCGTAACTCGCTTTTCATATAAGAGCAGAAATGCTTTGACAACTATTGGATGGCGCACTCGCTGCTCTTGCGGCGAAGTTGTAGAAACTAAACACAATTCATATAAAGCACATTCAATTAAAGTTGCTAAGCACTTGGCAAAGGTTGGTGCATAAAATGGCGCGATATGTAGTCCAACTCAGCACATACAAAACCATTGTTGTTAATGCAACGGATGAAATGGATGCAGAAGAAAAAGTATTGGCTCGGGTCAATAAAAGAAATGATGCTTGGGTGGTAGATGAAGTTTATGCTCAAAAGGAGATGAAATAAATGATCGCATTTCTTTTTATCGGCATCCCACTACTAGGATGTGCTTTCTTACAACTTGTATTCTTTATTGAGGAGGCTCTAAATGGCTAAGTTCATGTGCAAGGAAAATCATTGGAAGATTGACGGCACAAAACTTGTGCTTGATACTCCAGAAGGTCAAGAAGCAGTTGAGCAGATGGTTAAGGCTATTCAGGCTCGCGTTCGCTTGGCGATCTACGAAGAAATTTGCGCCCTTGATCTCACAACGCGCCGTAAGCAGATTGTAAAAAACGGGCTAGAGAACTCGCTTTTGCAGGTGCAGGATCTATGCGCGCAGATTGCTCTTGGTGTTAAATGAGAGCCACATCTATTCAAGCGCAGATTAAAGCCGCGCCACGCATGAGTTCTCACAAAGCCCGCGTGTATCAATTTCTTGTTGATCGCATGGATCAGGGAGCCACAGATCAGGAAATGCAGTTTGCTCTTAAAATGAGTGGGGATACTTTGCGCCCAACTCGCGGCAAGTTACTCAAAGAAAACTTGATTTACGATTCAGGTAAAACCCGCAAGAATGAAAACGGAAATGATTGCATTGTTTGGGTTGTTTCAACTATTGAACAGATTGGACTTTTCTAATGCCAACTTATGTATATCGCTGCCAAGCAGATCAATCTCAGATTGAGATGTATCAGTCTTTTGAAGATGGCTCTATTCCTAACTGCCCACTCTGTAACCAGCAGATGAGCAAGCAGTTCCAAGCAACGCCAGCACACTTTCGCGGCACAGGTTGGGGAGGTTACTAATGAACCCTGATGTGTGTTACGAGCATGGCAATACCTGCGATGAAAAAGGTTGCCTTTGTTTGGTGCTTATGAAAGAAGATTGTGAGCAATGTTTGGAGGCAGCCAAGTGATTTTAGGTTATCTTGGAATGGCAACGGGTATGTTTTTGATGTGGGTATGGCTCACACAGGGATCACCGTCAAGCCGTAGAAATAAACCCAAAAAAGCGCGTTGCGTTCATTGCTCAAAGGTTTATTACACCGCAAGTAAGTATTTAAGAACCCCTAACTATTGTGAGGATTGCAAATGATTATTGGATTGTCTGGGTACGCCCAGTCCGGAAAAGATACGGTTGCCAACATTCTCGTTCAGCATCACGGCTATAAGCGCGTAGCGTTTGCCGACAAGATCAGGGAGTGCTTGTTTGCGCTTGATCCAATCATTGCAGTACGCGCAGATTTTCCGCTTCACCTTTCAGAATACTTTGATGATTTTGGGTGGGAAGCAGCCAAGAAGATGCCAGAGGTTCGCCGTTTGCTTCAGGTATTGGGTACTGAGGTAGGTCGCAACATCATTGATCCGCAGTTGTGGATTGAGATGGCTTTAGGCAATGTTGAGGCTGGCGATAAAGTTGTAGTGACTGATGTTCGATTCCCTGACGAAGCCCAAGAAATCAAGTGGATGTTTGGGGAAGTGTGGCGCATAAATCGCAGAGGTATTTATCCAACCAACGAGCATAGTTCTGAAACCGCTATGGATGATTGGGTTTTTGATCGCACCCTTGATAACTCAGGTGATCTTCAGATGCTTGAAGAATTAGTGGATGATTTGGTTCTATGAAAAGGATTCAGAAAAAGCCGAAAACCCTTACTATTGAAGAACTTGGCTGGATGATGATTCAAGATATGCCAATTAACGAAGTTATTGATTATGCTTATGAAAAAGGCTATGAGATCAAGATAGTTTTAGACGATGAATAGTGAATGGAATATAGGCAGGTGTAAATCATGCGGGGAATGGATTGTATTTGACCGCGCTTGCTCAACCTGCACTACAATAACCGCACAACCAAAGAAAGGGGATGCAGAAATGCAGACTACAATCAATGGAGGCAACGCCATCGAAGTCTTAGACAGGGGAGAGATTGGCGCGCGCTGAGGTTACAGGCTCGACTCCTTTTAGCAGCCGCACTAGCGGTAGGACTCGCGCTCGCTAACCCGTCATACGCATTAGCACCAAAGCAGATGTTCGTACAACGAACACCAATGGCGGCAAAGCAATATGCAAAACTACAATTAAATAATTATGGATGGGCAACTCAATGGGGATGCTTGCAGACTCTTTGGCAGAATGAATCTAACTGGCGGCCTGATGCTAAAAATCATACGCCCGTTAAAATGCTTATAGATGGCAAGTGGATTAAATTCTATGCTGGCGGGATTCCGCAACGGCTAGGGCTTAACCCAAAGGCAACTGTTGAAAAGCAAATCCAAATAGGGTTGAACTATGTGAGGGATCGCTACGGTTCGCCCTGCAAGGCTCTCCGGTTCTGGCATAGCCATTACTGGTACTAAAGTTCCTAGTGCCGTTCCACTAGGACACAAGGGCGGTTGAGCAGAGAAACCTCCAGTTCTCCGCTCCCGCCCTTATTTTATTTCTAGTGTAAGGTATGCGCATGAGGAATTGGGGTACATCATCACTACAATAGCCGCAATTCAATATGAAGATCGCGTAGTCATAGGCGCAGATAGCCAAGTCACCTCGGTTCGCAAATATTCACATCCCAAAATGGCAAAGATAACTCAACGCGGTCAATACTTGATCGCTGGCGCTGGACTTAGTTCTGCTTGCGATATTGCTCAGCACATCTGGGTTCCACCAACTCCAACGGCAGCAGATAAAAAAGACCTGTATCACTTTATGATCGCCAAGGTAGTTCCATCTCTCAAGCAATGTTTTAAAGATAACGATTTCAAATTAGAGGATGACAAAGATGACGAAACAAGATTCGCGTTTCTTATCGCGGTTGGTGGTGAAGTGTTTGATTTGGCTGACGATTTTGCCATTAGCCTTGACGGTAGCGGTCATTACGCTATTGGATCGGGTTCTAGCCTCGCTCTTGGCGCGTTGGCACATGAAGCAACTCTTGAAGAGGCATTGGAAATAGCAGCAAGCAAAGACCCATACACCTCCGCGCCGTTCTATTTCTACGAGCAGGTGAAGCGTGGATAAGAAGATTGCTGAAACAGTATTGGCTCGCGCTAAAGGCTATTGCGAATCGTGTGGATTACCCGGCGATGATTTCGCTCTGCATCACAGAAAACTCAAATCGCGTGGGGGCAAGGATGAAGTTGCCAACCTGATCGCGGTTCATCACAAGTGCCATAACTTAGGCACAAATAGTATTCACCTAAACCCAGAACTGGCTACGGTGAAAGGCTGGATGGTTCCTTCATGGGCAGATCCCGCCGAATACCCCTTACATCTTTACGATGCAGAGGTAGTAGTGTTAGACAACGAAGGCAATTACAACAAATTGGAGGCATCACATGGCGCAGATAACAGTTAGCGGAAATGTAGGAACAGATCCCGAGATTAAATTCTATGACGGAAAGAACGGCTCATTTGGTGTCGCTCGCTTCTCTCTTGCTTATACCCCGCGTGAGAAGGATAAGGCAGGTAATTGGGCAGATGGGATCACTACTTGGTTCTCTGTTTCAGTTGTTGGCAAGCAAGCAGAACTCGTTGCCGATTCAGTCGCAAAGGGTCAGCGTGTTCAGGTTACTGGCGCATTTAAGCAGTCCAACTACACCGCCAAAGACGGAACGCAAAAGCAAGGATTAGAAATCAAAGCAGATAGCATCACTCTTGAACTTGTTGGCGCAAAGAAGTCAAAGCCAGTAGTTGCTGACGAACCTGAGTGGTCATCATGGAACTAATTGACTCAAAGACCGTATGCGAGATTCTTGGCATTACCAAGAATAATCTTCATCAACTTCAACACCGCAAGCAGTTGGTATGGGTTGAGAAAAAAGGCAAGCAGGTTTATTACAACCCTGCCGATGTTGATGCTCTCAAGGCTAAACGAGATGTGCGATAAGATAGCGTTTAGGTCTAAAGGCGAAGCCGATAAATCTAAGAAAACTATTCACAAGCACAACGGCTCTCGCAAGATGCGATCTTATTTATGCCTTGAATGTCATTACTGGCATTTAACAACTACTCACGGAGGCAAGAAGTTTCACGATGAAATGCGCTAACTGCCGCCGTCAATCTGAAAGACCGATTTGCGAATCGTGCTGGCATTTTGCAGTTGAGCAGTTGCGCTTATTTCCTGCGCGTTATCACGAACTTGAAGATGAACTATTTCCTAGTAATGGCGCGCAAGGAGAGCGGGTATCAGGCTCTAAGACACCGCCACTCCCAGTCAGACTGGAAACCCTACATTTGCGTACTGGGGGTATCTCCTCCGTTCTTATGATGCACGAATCAGAGATGCGAAAGATACGCCACGAAACCCGTATCACTTGGCGCGGGGAAGAGATCAACCGCATTACTTTGACTTGCGAATATCACATCAAGCGCCAGCAATGGATCTATAACGAGTACGGCGATATTGCAGATTTAGTCACGCACATCGTTACTATCAGCAACAAGGTCAATTATGTCTTAGGGCATAAGTCTGAAGATATTGTTATTGGTAGTTGCCCTACTATTGATGAGGCTGGCAAACCCTGCAACACTAAACTCAAGGTTAATCCGCAGATGCGTACAACAACTATCACCTGCCGCGTATGCGAAACTACTTGGGATTCAACTCAATGGAGATTGTTAGGAAAAATGTTGGATGCCTAAAGTTTCAGTTATTCAGGCTTCTATGCTTTA